GATTCGTAGCGGTTCCAACCCTCTGGCCAAGCCATCTTGAGATACGCGGCATTGAGTACGCTGTTTGTGAAACTAGTTGCACGATGTCCAGAACATAATGTCCCTTTCATGCGACCAAGTATCTCACCATCAACACTCAAAATCATCTTCTCAAAGCTGTTGCATAGGCGATCCGCTAAATGCGCTGGATAATTCACCTTATTACACAACTCCTCAAAGAGAATGCGCTGTGCCATACACGTGTGCTGTTCATTGAAGGCGTCGAAGTCAATCATGACATTAACACCACCTTTGAGATCAGAAACGCGACTTGCCATCCCTGCATGACCATCTGCTCCTGGGTCAAGTATCACGCGCTTATTCTTCCAACATTTTTCAACGGGTTTTAGGATGTGGTTGAAAGATACATAACTGATTGTATCACATGTTAGTAGAAGACGCGTCTTTCCATGCTCATACTTCGCCGCGGAAGTGACAAAGACATAACCGTCCCAATCATCCATCGGATTAGCATCCCAGTGTTCAGCAGCCACACGCCTGTGTACCTGCCCGTTCATATCGACTTTCCACTTAGGACGTTCGCGCTCAAGTGCACGGCTGTGACTTCCGTTCACGCACCATTCCCAGCGCCTAGCCCAATAAGCATCCGGCTCGATGTAATCGTAGTTGGCCATATCCATCTCCTCATCCAGTGTGCTACGAATCGACTTCCTCAATTCTTCTTCACTAAATGTATCGACGACCAGCTTTGAACAACTCTTAGCATTGACCCTCTCCTTGCACTCCGAACGCATGTCCAGAATGCCGACCCCTCGCCCCTGCAATACCTGACACTCCGCCAACATGCTACCCAACTCGGTAGAGTTTGCTCCAAGTGCTTTAACCACTGTGGACAATGCTTTACAACCCCCAGGGTCATGAATCATGCGCACAGCGATCTCGATACCGCGTGGCCCAAGCTTCTTGTGCAACGCATACCCATGCATCACACAAGCCGCAGCTTGATCGTTAGTCAAGCCACAGAATAGGCTGGAGTACTCGTTGAACTGCTCCAAAAACGCTCTCTTCCCTTCAGCTTTAAGAGCATAGATAACATCACTCATCCAGATGTTAGCTTTGATCTTTGCTT